CAGCCGTGACTGTGCCTGTGAAGGTTGGGGAGTTCGTGCTAATAGCGACATCCTGCCAAGCAGAACCAGTGTAGACACGCATGACATCTGTAGTGGTGTTGAAGTACAACGCACCAGTTAATAAAGCATTGCCGTCATTGTCCAGTGTTGGGTCTGAGGCTTTGTCGCCTAAGTAGCGGTCATCAAAGTCATCGTAGCTAGACGCTGCTGCTGCGGCAGAGCTTGCTGAAGCACTGGCACTAGAGGCAGACGCTGTAGCTGAAGAAGCTGCATTTGAAGCTGATGTGGCTGCGTTAGAGGCTGATGTGGCTGCTGCTGAAGCCGAAGAGGCCGCATTGGTTTCCGCAGTCTCCGCATTAGTCTCTGCTGTTTCGGCTGCTGATTGTGCCGCCTCGGCTGCTGATTGTGCAGTCTCTGCGTTAGTCTCTGCCGTCTCTGCTGCTGTCTCTGAGGCCGCTGCTGCTGACGCTGAGTTAGAGGCATTAGTAGCTGAGGTCGCTGCCGCTGAAGCCGATCCAGAGGCCGCTGTAGCCGAAGAAGCTGCGTTGGTAGCTGAGGTTGCCGCATTAGTTGCAGAGGTAGATGCCGCACTCGCAGAGGATGCTGCCGCAGTTGCCGAGCTGGCTGCGTTTGTCTCTGCTGTTTCAGCGTTGGTTTCGGCTGTCTCTGCCGCTGCCTGAGCTGCTTCCGCTGCCGCCTGAGCTGTCTCGGCATTGGTTTCGGCTGTCTCCGCTGCTGTTTCTGAAGCTGCTGCCGCTGTAGCACTTGCCGCTGCTGCTACTGCACTCGCCGCTGCTGCCGCTGACGTACCCACCCAGTAGGCAGGAGAGGTTGCAGGGTCGTTGCCAGTATTAGAATCCTGTAGAGACGTATATAGAATGCCATCCGTACCAACCGCGTTCTGGTCCTCGGAGTAAGTCGCTGTGGCTAACCACGCGAAACTGAGTAATACCCAGTAGGTAGTAGCCGTAGAAGGGTTCTGGTTAATGTTAGAGCCCTGCAAAGACTGGTACTGGTTACCGTCATACGTTACTACTGCACCGACCTGATAGGTAACACCAGCATTCCACTCTACTGAATAGAGAAGAGTCCAGAAGCCGCTAGAGGTGACTGGGTTGTTGTTCTGGTTACCATTGGTCAATGAGCGGTAGTAAGTACCATCCGACCCTAGAACCACATCCTGTGCGCTGTATATCTTAGTGGCAACCCACTCGTCGCCAAACTCAGTACCTGTCTCACCAACAGGGTCGCGTACGGCAATCTGTACGTCATCGTTATCTGTCAATATGACCTTAGCCACACCGTCAAAGAAGATGTTGGGCTGACGGCCTGCCGCGCTTAGGAGTACAGGATTAGTGTTCGGGATAGAGTTGTTAATATCAGCGAACGTAGTCTTAGGCGTAGTCGTGCCTGACTCGTAGAAGTACAGTTTTCCTTCAACAAGCGGGTCGCCAGCGTTGTCTAAGTATTGGTCGAAATCACCGAATCGTGCCATTATTGTTCACCTGTGAAGTATTGCTCTATCTCGTCTACATTAGAGCGAGTGAAGTAATCTGCTATGCCTGCTGATAGAATTCGTTCCGCAGAAGCGTTAGGGATAGTCTGTGTAGCGCGTCTGCCAAGCTCTTGAATGCCCGACCTGACTGAATCAGAAGCGGTATTATACCACTGCTTAAAGGCGTTGGACTTAATTAGGTTTTCTGCCACACGGTCTACTGGTTCGCCTTCTGCGCCCCTTAGTACAAGCCTGCGGAAGTTGTTATCACGGAGCAGGTCAGACATTTTTTGTATAGCGTCTCCCCTGCCTGTAGCACCAACAAGGTTGTCAAATATCGCAGAACCGCCACGAGCCGCCATCCCTACTGGACCTCGGTCTTTGCCAACAACGCCCAAAATGCGTGAAATCAAACCGCCTGAGTCGTTGAAACTTTCCACAAACTCAACCAACCTGCCGTTCATTGGTTGCTTTTGGATGCTTCTTTGAAGGCTGCCACCCAATCTAGCTACGTCATCAAAGAACCTAACTTGCTCTGGTTCTAGGTATTTAGTCACTAGATTAAACACCTTGGCGTCAGACTTTACCTGTCTCCACCAGTTAGGATAGAAAGACAAAGACATTGCAAAGTCTTTATCTACATCCGCAGAGCGAGCCGTCTTTTGCATCATGCCTTTTAAAGCGGTAACCATTGCCTGTGGGCGCAGGTCTTCTGGGACAGCATTGATCTTGCGTGTAAATGCCTGAATGTTTCCTCGGCCTATATTAGCTAAGGATTGCTCCAAGCGAGGCATAAGGTCATTCGTTAAGTCTCTACCAAGAGATTGAATAGATAACGCTTCCAATTCTTTTCTTTGAGCAACCAACCCTTTAGCAGCGCCCCATATTTCAGGCGCTCTTGTTCCTACAATCCCTTCCAAGGCTTGGTTTTGCTGCCTTGTTATAACATCGTATATCTGGCCCAAAGACCTTACATCGGTGTCAGGGTACGGGTTAGACCCTCGCAAAGCAGCGGCATATTGCTCGCCCGTAGCTCTACGCAGGCGATCTAGTGCTTCGTAAGAAATACCATCAGGGTCAGTAATTTGATTAAGAATGTTTCTCAAGCCAGACGGCATTTGATCTAAGCTCTTATAAGCGCGATTTAACTGGCCTGTATAAGAGTTAAGTATAGGAGTATCTACAGTCTGGAATCTTCCTCCAAACCTATCAACAGCCTTATCCAATGCCTTATAAAGATAATTAGACTGCTCTGCCAGACCCGCAATATCATCTTGTATTCTGTTGCGAATAACATCATCAAAAGCGCCACGAGAAGCTGCTGCGCCGTACTCATCTAAGCTGCGAGCAACATTTTCAGACAATTGCAGAATAGACTGAGCTTGATCGTCTGCCAGATCAGAACCTAGTCTAGCTGTAAGACCTGATTGAACTGCTCGGAATTGTTCGTTGCCTGATAATGCGCTTAAAGGAACAGACTCTTCAACGCCAAGTCTTTGTGCTGCTCCGACAAGAGTTGGTTCTGGCCTTACTGTTTCTGCTGCTCTACGCAATCTTGTAGGCTGCTGGTCAATAGCGGCTTCACCGACCTCCGAGATTACGCCTTTCATTCCGGCTTCTTGGGGAGTGTCACTTGACAGCATTTGTCGTGCTGCGCGGTAGCCTTGAGGGATAAGGTCTGTGCCTGCTGTTGTGCCGACACCTAAAACTACTTCTTCAGGATTAAACTCACCACCCAGAGCTGTTTGACCACTTTCTACCCCAGACTGGAATACCATTTCCCTTGCAGCGCGATTAGCTAATGATGTTCCTCTAGCCACTCGGCTTGCTGGCGTAATCGCCCCAAGAGCTTGCATTACATCTGTTGGGCTAAGTCCTTTTTTGTTTAATGAAACCACGCGATCTGTAGCGCGATTCACTGCAAAGAACTCGCCCTCTGGAGACTGCACAACACCTATGTTGGGGTCTTGCTTCATTAAGATTTGACCAAATTCCCACGGGTCATAAGTAACCAAGCCAGTTACACCAAGCCCCGCGCCTTTAGCCTCTTGTGCTGCAATATCCATCATGCTGGGGCTTTCTGGCGGCCCCATAAAGCCACGCTCAGGAGTTCCAGCAGGGCTTAGAATTGACTGAACCCCAGCCATTGATATCTCTGGCGCTTGCTCAAACGCTGCCCTTCTGTCTATAGCATATCTGCGTGACTCAGACTCGGCTCGCGCTCGCTCCATAGCTTGTCTGCGTCTTTCCTCTAAGTCAGACGGAGCAGCAGGGCCAACGCTTTCACTTGGGGCAATATCGGATGCGCCTACAATCGTAGCCTCGGCTCGCTGCTGTTGTCTTGCTCGTGCGTTAGCAATCGCTTGCTGTCGAAGCCTATTTAACTCGTCTTGATCTGCCATACTGAATCTCTTAGTTGAATAGTGCGCGTTCTTCGTCGGTCATTAACTCCCACACTTCAGGAAGGACTCCAGCCTCCACTGCGCTAACAGGAAGTTGTGATTCTGGAGAGGTAAACCTGTAATCAATCAACGAAGTCCTCGGGTCTAATCCGCTTCGCTTCGCAATAGCTTCATAACGACTATATGTTTTGCCAAAGTCCTCAGAAGCCCTGTCGTAAATGCGCTGCGCTCTATCTACGAAATCGTCTCGTACAGTTGGCGCTAAACGAGTGCCTTCTAGTGCTTGATTGTATTTTGCCCAAATGCTTTCAGGGATTGAGCCTGCGCTTTGTGCTGTTGCGAACTCGCCTTCACGCACAACAGAGGTCGGGTCTAGCATCTTCATAAACGCAAAGATTAAAGAAATATCGCCTGCTGGAGAGGGGTCTTGGGCTGAGGCTAAAACAGTGCCTAGCCCTGCGCTGCGAGTTGCAAAATCTTTGACTTGTGGAAGAGCGTTAAACTCTCGCCTAAAACCAGACTCTCTATCGAATGCTTTTGACTCCTCTGGCTTTGCCACAAACCCTTCCACATCAGTCGCAGTAGTAGTTTGGCTTAACGGGTCAAAGCTAACACGCTGACCGCTTTCGGTAAGCTCAGACGCCTTAATAGTCTCAGTAGGCATAAACGGACGCAAGAACCCACGCAGCTCGTTCTGGGCTTCTGCAATCCGTCCAGATTCGATCATAGAGCCAATTCGCGCCGTATCAGTAGGGTCGCCACCTAGCTCGCTAATCATCCTCATACGGTCTTGTACGAGCGCCTGAGCGTTGTTTACATCGCCACGGTTTAACAGGTCGTAGGTCTGTTTAGCGTCTTTGACCATTGCAGCGAGGCGCTTTTTTTCGTCTTCTGCACGGCGTTCTTGCAAATCGGCTAAATACTGCTGACCTTTGCCTTGAACGCCTGCGCCAAAACCGCCAAGTACCGTTCCAATTTTACTAATCATTGACGGTTCTGCTTGCTGTGTGCCAAATAATTCTTGAGCCATTATAAATTACCTTAGTTAATTAGCCCTAAAAAAGACCAACTGCTTTTCCGCCCGCTGCGCCTGTTCCTAAACCGCTCGCCAAAGCCCCTAGATCAGACAATATCCCTTGCTGCTGCTGAGGCTGCCCAACGCTAGTGCCAAGCCCTGCTACCTGACCACTAGCGCCTGTGGCTACGTTAGAGAGTAGCTGTGCTGCGATACGAGTAGCGTCTGCCTGAGCCATACCAGACTGCGTAAGTAGGTCCGCAAGATTCTTAGACTGTACCCCGTAAACACCTGAGATATCACCACCAAGAGCCGAAGCCAATCCACTAACATCGCGGCTAACATTGGAAATCTCACCTGCAAGCAATTCGCCTGCGCGTGTGCGGATATCTGCAAGACTCTGACCAGTGCCGTAGCCCATTTGAGCTGCTGTCTGACCGCCTGCAAGACCAAGGTTTGCTAATTGCTGACCCACGTTCTGCATGAGGTTTGCGCCCTGAGTACCAGAGGCTTGACCCAAACTTGCCAATCCCTGACCCATACTTTGAGCTATGTTTGCGCCTTGTGTACCAGCAACCTGACCCAGACCCATCAGACCTTGCCCTACGTTCTGCATCGCTCCAAGAGCTTGTGTGCCTTGAGCCTGTGACAAGCCAGCTAACTGGCCCGCGCCACCTGCTGCGTATTGTCCTGCGCCTTGTGTGGCTTGCAAGCCTTGACCAGATAATTGCTGTAGGTTTTGAATCTGCTGCTGTATCCCTTGTGAGGCCAAGCCCTGACCAAACCTTGCAAGTTCTTTCTGGACGTTACCGCCGCCCAACCCACCAGTAGCCGCAGCGCCAGCGAGGTTAGCCCTCATACCCTGCTCGCGTAGGAACTGGATGTACGGAGACTCTTGGTAAGCCTGATTAAACGCTTCTTGGCCTCTAGCGCCTGTAAGGGCTTCTAGCTGTGATTGCGCTGCCTGACCACCTGCCATATACGGCTGGAAGCCTTGTTCGGCACGACCGTAACCCGCAGCGATATCCTGACGGCCTTGGCCTAATGCTCTTTGCAGTTCCTGTAGACCGGAAGCCGTTGCAGACGTTAAGCCTTGTGCGCCCGTAGACAATCCTTGCTGAAGCTGTTGTAGAGCCTGCTCAGAACCGCCGACTAAGCCAGTGCGAGCTTCGCCAAAGCCTTGTTGGAGTTGTTGTGCAGCCTGTTGTGCGCTTCCTACAAGTCCTTCTCTAGCCTCGCCTATGCCTTGCTGCAATCCTGCTAGACCACCTGCTAGACCGCTTTGCAAAGCTGCCTCAGCACCAATGACTCCAGTCTGCGGCATATTAACCTGACCGCCAATAACATTCGGGTCGTTGTACTGGATGTTGCCGTTTTGAATCGTGCCACCAGTGTAGAGCTGCGAGCCCGCAACATTAGACAAAGGCTGACCCGCGCCTTGCTGTGCGAAGACGTTTTGAGACGCCGTGGCTGGAACGACACTGCCTGCAAGTGCGCCAGTTGGAGTGGCTGTTGCCCCAGTGGTTGCTGTTCCGGCATTTGTTGCGCCAGTAGTTGTTGCGCCAGTGGTTGTTGCGCTAGTAGTTGTTTCCGTGGGTGGAGTATATGTGCCGCCACCAGAAGAGCTAATCTGATCCGGCGTGTAACCGAAATCAGTTGCCAATACACGGTTAATGTCGCTTACCGGAAGGCCGAAGTAGTTGGACACATCTTGAATACTAACCTGACCAGACCTAATCGCATTCTCAACAATCCGAGCATCTGCCATTGAGTAGTCGTTATCTACCGCGACAGAAGATAAAGGGCTCGCTTGATCTGCGTCAGGAGCAGGCTCAGGTGTAGGCTCAGGTGTAGGCTCAGGTGTAGGCTCAGGTGTAGGCGTTGGTGTGGGCGCTGGTTGTGCCACCTGTCGAATCCGTTGTGGCGTATAACCGAAATCGGTTGTTAAGACGCGATCAATATCTTCTATAGGGACGTTGAAGTAATCCGAAACCTGCTGAGTCGTGACTTGTCCTGTGCGTAACGCATTCTCAACTACTCGCGCGTCATCCATTGAATAATTCTGGTCTGCCGCAACGCCACTCAATGCCACGCTAGCAGGAGTCGCTACTTGTGCGACTTGCTCTGGTGCATAGTTAAAGTCTTGCTCTAAAACTCGATTAACGTCCGCAGCCGGAAGATTGAAATAATCTGATACCTGCTGGACCGACAACTGACCAGAGCTGATAAGACTCTCAATGATCGCAGCCTCATCCATTGAGTAATCGTTATCTACTGGGATGTTGGTTAGTGCTCGTGGTAAAGCCATTGGAGACTCCTAGTTGATTCGCTGACCGTTTGCGAAATCTGACCCACCGACTCCACCGCCATAACCGCCACCGCTTGAACCGCCCGTATTAAAGATGCCAGCAAGCATACTCGCAATGCTGTCAGAGCCTAAGTCTGGTCGCGAAGCCGCTTGTACTACTTGTGGCTGACCCATACTTGGAACGTCTTGATATGCAGGAACGTCCACTGGGCGCGTCTGAGAAAGCATCTGAGGCATATTAAAAGGCACACCCATCAAAGCGTACTGGTAGGAAGGAAGAGCCCCCATACGCATTCTCTGGGCTTCCTGAGCGCCTGTGCGTAAAGCCGCAAGCTGCTGGGGGATAGCGTATGAGTAAATATCTGCGCCTTTCTGATATCCCTGCTGGATAGATTGCGTCATTGGGTCAATGGCACTAATAATATCTTGCCGACCCTGTGCGGCCTGCTGCTTAATGAACTCTTCCGCTGATCGGCGGTTTTCCGCAGCGACATCCATACCGTATGTGTCGGTGCTTCCGAATAGTTTGTCTGTTACGCTGCTCATAGTTCAAATTCCTGTTTGGCAATACCTAGATGCCATTGATCGTGTATTTTACCATTTTTTAAGTAACTTTGACGATTTATGCCTTCTTCTTTCATTCCGGCCTTCATCGCAAATAGCTTTACGTTTCTGTAGATTACGGGTATCTCGCACACCACTTTCTGGTACTGGGTTGTAGTGAATATCCAACGTAATACTTCTTGTGCGGAGTCGTAGGCTCTTTTGCCTCTCGTCTCCAGCGGGATGATCGGATGTATCTGTAAGGTTACAGTGTTCTGGGGATGGACGTTGTACAGTCCTATCAACCCATCGTCATCTGAACCTATCAACCAACCCTCTGTCATATCTGGTTGCCACTTGTCAGGAGAAACGCCATCTTCGGCTATCGTCTCCCAAAGTGACGGTATCGTAGCTATAAGACTAATTAGCTTCGAATCTTTTGTTTCTGCTATCAAACAGCCACCCATCCCTTGGTAACATCACCAGCGATATCCGGCTGCATCTTCCTGTATTCAATTGAGCCCGCAGAACCCGTAGAGTCAATGTAGAGACTGTATTGTCTAGCTGTAATAACTCCTTCTGGCGAGCCTGTTCCCACGATGGGAATACTTAAGCTCGCGTCTTGAGTAAACTGCCTGAACGGCTGCGCCATCGTACCGTCGTCGTTTACGATAGGCTGCGCGACGTTTAGTCTTGGTCCTGTCACTTGTCTCCACCAATAATGTTCGCCGTTAGTTGAATGATTACAGGCTTAACTGCGTCCGTAAGAGTGAATCGGAATACTTCAAATCTTGCCGCACGACCATTCCTGCGCCAGATAGCCCGATGGGTATACTCACCGATCTTGCCTATGCTTCGTGAGATAGGACCGCTCCAAGTCTTTCCGTCCTTAGACCGCTCTAGCGTAATCTGCGGGTCAATGACATCAGAGTTACCAACGCCCGACTCTACGGTTAATTCTAGTGAGGGGAAGAACACGGACTGCATATTATTCTGGAAAGGCTGTGTGGCGACTCTGCGAATGATTGGGTTTTCGTATTCTTTATAGACATCTGGGTCTAGCTGACCAATCCTGCCGTCCACAATATCACCGCAAAGGATGATGTTGTAAGCCTTTACAATAGAGGCCACTCTAAACGTACCCAAAGAGCCCTCAATGAATGACTTGCGTTCATGCCACCTTTGACTGGTGGTGTCATAGACAAGGGTCGTAGAAGGCAGTGAGAAGCCTATAAAGTACGCACCCTTGCTGGCGTATGCCCAAGAGTAGATATCGGCTACCTGCGTGTCTGTGAGGCCGCTGAGTAACGAGTCTATTGCTGTAGTGGAGATTTTAACCGTGCTGTTACCATTCAACGCCCAGATCGCTGGTGACTCATTCTCTCCACCACCAACCCACATAAATGTATCTTGAGCATTCACCAGAGAGTAAGGCGCTAGACACCCTTTCTGTAGGAATAGACCTGTACGGCTGAATGGGAAGTCCGCACCTCCTATATTCTGGAAAGCCTCAAAAGTTTGACGACCAGAGATAAACAATTGGTTCTTGTAAACCACCGGAGCAACAATATCATCGGGGTCGGACTCGGCTGTACCAAAATCAAGGGCGTTGTAGCTCAAGCCGTCATTGATGGAGCTTACTATGAACTTCTTTGAGTCTGTGGTAACCAAGAAGTAGCCATCTATGAACACAACAAACTGGGGGTTTCCGTTCGCTGTGAAGTCCGAATCTGTAATCTCCGCAAACGTGTCGGCTACATGATTGTAGATGTAGCCGTTACCGTTAGGGACTAGCACCATTAGCTGAGTGCCGTTGTCAGCCATTGATACCCGCGCAGTACCCTCAATGTCGCCTAAGAAGGTAAGCGTATAATCTGTTTCTAGCCGATAAAGCCTTTCGCCATTTACAAAGTAAGGCTTGCCTGCCATCTCGTGCGAGCCACGGTTCTGGTTGTTCAATATCCCAGACGTAGCTAATTGGGTTAAGCCCTCAGTGCCAAACAGAGTCTCCTGAGAGAGTCCCTGACCTTGGACTATGTTGGGATACCAGTTAGTACACTCCTGCGCTGCGATAGGCAGGGAGTCACTGACATAGAAGCCGTTGGCTATGGGTAACTGGGTTACAGGCATTAAAGCGCCCCTATGATGGCATCCAGTACAATTAGGTTATCAGTCGTGGATTCGTTCCTGACGAATATCTCAACATAATCCCCATCATCTAACTCAAGATTCGCAAATGTCGCCAAGCTACGGTACAGACCATTAGATGTTGTAGCAGTGGTCTTGGTTGAAGGGATGATAGTGCCATTCAACGCAATGTACATAGAAACCGTATGGTTTGTGCCACTTGCCACCGTAAGACTGATTATCGCGTTAATGATATGCCGAGCAGTGTTGCCATCGTGGGTAATGCGTCCCGTGGTGTCTCCGGTGTAACCCGCTTCATCTCCAACCACAAACGTACCAGCAACCTTTACTGCTGTAGCTGTACTGGCAATAACCGTTTCAGTAGAGTTGCCGTGCATCGTAACACTGGCGTACTCAGCGACACCTACTTGAGCAATGGTGACGTAGTTATCCGTGGACGTTAAAGAGATTCCTGCGCCCGCCACAAGACTTGCCACTGTTGGGCTGTCTGCCGTTGTATTTAAGAACAAAGGACTGCCGGTAGTATCCGCTGTCAGGTTATGAGCGATTATGACGCCATTCTCAGGAGAGACGTTGGTGACAATCCCAGAGCCGTTTTCAAGGTTGCGGATGTAGTTAATTGAGCCCTGAGTGTCTAGGATTGCAGCACCTGTAACAGCGCCGTCCTGTACGATAGACCCAGTGACACCTAAGCCATTTACAAAGTTATCATAACTGATCTTGTAGTTAGTGTTATTAACTACATAATCCAGATAGCCACCGGACTCAACCGTAGTCTTCTGAACGAACTCACTCTTCTTGCGACCTTGCGCTCTATCAAGCATTGGTATTAACCTCTAAACCTATCGCCCCAGTGCTTTCGGCTAGAATCTCTGCCTCGCGGTCTGGGTAGAAGTGTCCGCTGATACCCCAAGACTCGTCTTCGTTGCCAGAGCCAATAGGGAGTGTAGAAGGCATTGCTGTGGACCTGATGCGCTGTCCTATAACGCGCATAGTCTGCAACCCCTGACGCGCTGCTACTACCAGACCTTCTGATATAACACCGCCGTAGTCAGGTGAGACTTCAATAGCCATATTCGCTATCAAACCTCTTAAAGCGCCTGTGGGGATTGTTACTGTATCACCCAGATCAGACACCTCTGTATAACCCAGACTGATGCCTTGAGCATCTAGTTGAGCCATATAGTTGTTCATCGCAAAGATGAAATCTTGATACTCATCCGGCTCAAGAGGAGCTTCAGATGCCTGTACCAAGATTCTTTGTAGTGCCGCCTTAGCGACCTGCGCGACAGTAGCCATTACTCGTATGTAGCTCCGCTAGTCTTTTTCTTGCCCTTAGCCATCTTGGCCTTTTTAGCGGCCTTCATGCCTTCTTTAGTGTACGGGTACTTCTTACCTTTAACCATTGGCATAAATCACCTCACTCGTATGTAGCTGTCTTTGCTGATTGGCGAAACGCTTTAGCAGTTGGTGCTCCTTTAGAGCCAACCTTACGCATACGCTCAGGAGTCTTACCCTCAGCCTTCTGGCGCTTGATACGTTTGCGTTTCTTGTGGATATTTGCGTAGAGTCCATCACTCATAGGTTGCACTCTTCTCACCCTTACACTTCCACCGCTTACGGGAAAGCCTCAAGGGGCTGTTAGGATTCTTTGCGGCCTCTGGATGTTTTTTCATCTGGCCGGCTGATCGGGCGCAATATGCATCGCCCTTCTTTGTACCTGCGCGAACGCGAGGCCCGCCATCCTTTGCTTTACCAGCCTGCCCGTAGGAGACTTTCTTGCCGGATGCGGTGACTTTAACCTTTGCTTTACCTTTACTGGGCTTCATAAGAGAAGAGAGGGGCCGAAGCCCCTCCCGTCATCCTTATACGCCGAAACCTTGGCCCGCGAAGAGCGGGTTGAAGGTAGCGTATGCAGGCAGAAGGTCGAAACGAATCTTCTGCGTGTTGGCATCGCCGTCTGCGTACTTAGATACGCGGATAGAGAAGCCATCGCTAGTAGTAGCGATTGTGTCAGTAGAGTAGAGCTTAGGTAGCTTAACAGTACCGATGCCGAACGCCTGCTTCGTGTAGAAGAGGTTAGGCTGGTACAGAGTTGAAGCAGCACCAAGGATAGTCACAACAGCATCTTCCGCAGGAGCGGCGTCTACGTTGTTGTACTGACCGTTAGCTTCGTAGATAGCAGCGCCAGAGACAGTAATAGTCGCGGCATTACCAGCGATAGTCACATCCTCAAGGACAGTACCAGTCCAAGGAACTGCTGCACCAGAAGCGTCAAGCATAGGCTGACGAGTAGCTACGTTCAGACGATTAACGCCTGCGATAGTTACCATATCA